CATTCAGAGCACAGAAGCAGGTAAGTACGATGACTTCACGCTCTACAAGGGACGCGAGAAGAATCCATACATGATTACGCACCTCATCAAAGAGGATGGACGCACCATGGCTATAGGAGCTGTAGAGCACCTCTTTGAAGCGCAGTGGATGGTGAATCACAACGAGAAGGCTATAAAAGACTATCTCGACCTGGCATCAAAGCTCGTTCTCCAATCGTCTGACCCGAATCTTCAGGGAGCAAACCTCCTCACCATCGACAACGGTTCATTCTTGCTCCACGCACCGAACCAACCACTCACCGCAGCTAACTTCTCCTCAACTGACGTGTCACCTTTGATGAACTCAAAGCAGGAATGGCGCAATCAGGCGATGGAAGCTACCTCTACACCGGACTCTATGCGTGGCAACACCATGCCATCCGGCACCGCAGCTCGTCAGGTAGAAGCACTCCAACAGGAATCACACTCACTCTTTGAGCTCATGACCGAGAACAAGGGGCTCCACATCGAAGAAATGTGGAGACGCTTTGTAATCCCTCATATCTTGAAGAAGCTCGACACGAAGGACGAGATAGCAGCAACACTCGATGACGCAGGTATTCGTCAGATTGACTCAATGTACATCCCGAGTGAAGCTCGTCGCCGATACATTGAGAAGTCTATCAATAAGCTCATTGAATCAGACCTCGAAGAAATCCCCGCACCATTTGACCCGGTAGCCGGTGAACAAGAAGTGGCAGATGAACTCAAGCCTCTCGGCTCACAGCGTTTCTTCGCTCCCTCAGAGATGGACGACAAGACCTGGAAGGAAGTATTCAAGAACTTCGAGTGGGAGTGTGAAGTGGAAGTCACGAACGAGGCACATGATAAACAATCAATGCTCACCACGCTCACCACAGTACTCCGTGAGCTCGCAAGCATGGGTGACGTTGAGAACGCTCGTATGGTCCTCTCTAAGATTCTCGAAGAGACTGGCGTGTTCTCACCACTTGAGTTATCCACAGCCACCACAGCTCCAGCACCATTAGCAGCTCAGCCCCAAACAACTATGTAGGTGGGGTTTATCAATAACAGATAAATAAACATGGCGAAACTACAGACCAAGCGGTTTGTGCCGACTGCGGAAGAAGCAAACGCAGGCGTACAACCTATGACCAAAGAGGAGATTATTACTGCGCTCGAAGCATACAAGAAACAGAACCCTAAGAAGTACGAGATGAAGAAAGAGGCTCTGTTCAAGATGTATGGCCTCGTCGAGGATGTAGTCAAAGACCCTGAGCCAGATGCAAACGACATCGAGCTCAAGGAGATGAAGAAGAAAGTAAGCAAGAAATAATGAAAATCAGCGACAAGAACGCTCGCATGACTCCACAGGACATCACCGTTCTCAAGGCGATGTTTGAAGAGCGTGAAGGAGCAGTGGAAGTAATTCGCAAGATATTCTTCCCGGAACTCACCGCAGACAACCCTATCTTTGCGAATAAGGATATGTGGTCAAACAGTCTGTCACTCGATGGTCTTTCACCAGAGCAGGCAGTCATTGAGATAAAGGCACACCAGAAGCTCATCAATCACGTTGAAGGATGCCTCTCAATCGTCAAGCAGCTCATCGGTGAGAAGAATGAGACAGCCGAGCAGGTGCTCGAACGTCTCCAGAAGAACAGCTCAAAGTAGTTGCAGGTAGTGAACAAGTGTTATAATTAAATCATTGGAGTGATGTACTCCTTAAACACATTCTATGGATGAAAATCAAACCGGTGACGAGGTAACCTTAGAACCTCAGGAAGAGGTAGAAGTAGAAGAGGTAGCCGAGGAATCCACCGATGATGTAGCAGCTCGACTCGCTAAAGCGGAAGAGCTTGCAAAGAACTACAAGATTCGTGCTGAGAAAGCCGAGGCCAAAGCAAAGGAAGTCGGCGAGAGTAAGCCTGCATCACAAGACCTCTCCGCGATGGACATCCTTGCAGTATCCCGAGCAGGCATTGAACCCGAAGACCTAGAGGACGTGCTCGACTATGCCAAATACAAAGGCATACCCGTTCATGAAGCACTCAAGTCATCAGTTGTGAAAGCAACACTTGCTGAGAAGCAAGAAGTACGGAAATCGGCGCAAGCTACCAACACAGGTGGCGCACGTCGCGGAACAAGCGCAATACCAGATGACAGGCTCATCTCAGAAGCTAGTCGCGGGGGAGTACTCCCTGACTCAGATGCCGACATGGAGCGCCTGGTAAAGCTACGGTTCCAAAAACGAGGCTAACGCCTACTGGTGGGGTTACTCTAATTACCCCTTAAATGGCAAACACAATAGCATCACGTGTATATCGTGATAAATACCGAGCAGCAACGCTCGAAACCGCACTTCGCGGCGCGATGGTTACTGAGAAGATCACTATGGTTGATCGCTCAAACAACTTTCGCATCCAGAACCCATACAGTTCAACACCAACGGTAGTGGTACAGGCTCTCACTGGTACATACACACCAGCAGACTTCACTACTACAGACGACACGCTCACCGTAACGGATGAGTTCATCGTTGGAGAGCACATCATGGATTTCCAGGAGTCACTCACCAACTTTGACCTCTTCGCAGCACGTACAGAGCAGATGGCGTTTGGTGTAGCGAAGAAGATTGACGAGTTCGTTCTCAACAACCTCTGTGAAGACGGTACAGGAACCTACACGACTCCAGTCGGTGGATTCACAACCGCAGCAAACATCAACGAGATTTTCTCAAACATCGTATCAAAGCTCTCAGGGTATGCAGACGCATACTGGGGCAACATGTACGTTGTTCTTGAGAACACTGACATGACCGGTGTCATTCAGGCTCTCGCAACGAACGGATTCACACGCTCAGATGAAGTCTTGAACAACGGCAAGGTAACTCAGCACATGGGTGTTGACATCTACGTTGTACGTTCAGGCACTTTCACCTCAGCAACCGTTGGAACAATCACATGGACCAACTCAGGTCACCGTGTAGCTGGAGTAAAGAACCAGGCTACCGTGGCTATGCCAGGTGGTATCAAGCAAGAGGAGAAAGCAGTATCAGGCAAGACCGGTATGGAAGTCGTTATCTACGGCTACATCGGTTTCAAGGCTTGGTCACAGCGCACCGACCTCACTATCGACATCACACTCGCGTAACCTTATTAGCCTCTCACTCGGTGAGGGGCTTCTGGGTACGAGTTCCCCACCAGGCTCGTCCTAGAACTCCCTCACTGAGTAGCAAACAAACAATATGTCTCAACTTCGAGGAACAGACCTAGTACTTGAAAAGGTACGCGCACGCCAGAACGTTATTTCGGGCTTGGGTGCGACCCGTTCCCTCAACTCAAATGAGAGTGGATCGGTAGTTCTCTTAGACCGTGCAGCAGGTATCGTAGTAACCCTACCAACCGCAAAAGCAGGTACATACTTTGATTTCATCGCTTCAACATCGGTGACATCAAACGCATACAAGGTCATTACCGCAGTAGGAACAGAGTTGCTCGTCGGTGGCTACACAAACGTAGACACAGACTCAGCAAACGCTGTCGCAGTGTTCACCGGAAACGGCTCGACTCACGTTGCAGTCAACATGACCGCAGCAGGCTCGAACGCACAGGGTGGTCTTGCTGGCACCAAGCTTCGCTTCACATGCCTTTCAGACACGCGCTGGATGGTAGAAGGAATCGTACTCGGTGGCGGTACTGTCGCAACCGCATTCGCAACTTCATAGTTGCCTCTCTCTGCCCCTTCGTGGGGGGCAGGAAAGAGTCAATTATAGGCTCATAAATCATCATATGAACGACAACTGTAAATATCTCAACGGGACCACATCACAAGCGATTAAAAGCGCCGCAGGTACGCTCTACGGCATCATCGTGAACTCACATACAAGCGGAACACTCAAGCTCTGGGACAACACCGCAGGCTCAGGAACGGTGCTACTCAACACCATTACCTTTGCAGCAGGCCCTAACTTCATCAGTCTTCCTATGGGAGTCTCTTTCAACACAGGACTCTTTGCAACGGTAGGTGGCACCATTGATTACACGATTCTCTACAAATAGGTATGGTATTCAGTGATTCGGTCGGCAACACAGGAATAGTGCAGCAAGTACGCTCCATGATGCGGGTGGATTCAACACAGTGGCCTACGTACAAGGTAGTGAACTCATGCAACAACTGGCTCGACACGGTGACTGGCTTTGCTATCGGCGCAGACCGTAAGTTCCAGTGGGACGACTCGAATCACACGCACTTGCCTATCGGTACGACGAACCTTGTAGCAAACCAGGCTGACTACTCATTCCTCACTGACGAGCAGGGCAACGCCATCCTCAACCTCAATCGCATCGACATCCTTGACCCATCCGGTGACTATCGAAGACTGGACCTCATGGACCACCTCGACGTTTCCGGCGCACTTGATGAGTTTGAAAGCACCGCAGGACTTCCAAAGTACTACGACAAGATAGCCGACAACATCGTTCGTCTCTATCCAAAGCCATCAGCAAACGTCACGAACGGCCTCAAGTTCTACTTCCAGCGCACCGCTTCATACTTTGCAGACACCGACACCACCAAAGAGCCTGGTGTCTCCCCACTTCTCCATAGGGGATTCGTTATCGCAGCAGCGTATGACGGCGCACTCACGCTCGGCCTCGGCAACCTACAACCACTTGCGGTAGAGATGCAGAAAGAGGAAGAGAAGATGAAACAGTACTTTGAAATACGCAACACAGACGAACCTAAGCGCTTCATGCCATTCGCACAAAGCAATAGATAAGCATGGCAATCACCAACCAAACAAAGCCAGCAGTCGGCACCTCAGAAACCTACCTCAACATAGGTGGATTCAACTTGCTTATTGGTGGTGGCTACAAGCTCATCATCGGCGCTGCGAACCTTGTCTCCGGTATTGTGAACGCAGCACGCGCAAGCCAGGGCGCTACATGGGCGATGATTCAAACGACATGGGCGGCAGAGACAGACACATGGCTTGGAGCTTCACAACTCATAGGGAACACTACTAAGCCAGTTACGAGCATAACTAACGCACCAAAGCCATGAGCACTATCACGACCATAAACTCGGGGGACCTTATCACCAACTCTCGCGCAGACATCAATAACAACTTCGCGAACCTCAACGCAGACAAGATTGAGACGAGTGTCATTGATACAGATACGGCTCTCACTGCCAACAGTGACGCAAAGCTCCCTTCTCAAAAGGCAGTCAAGGCGTATGTAGACGCAGGCGGAAACGTCAATGCAAGTAGTACGGTGAAAGGAATCGTTGAAGAAGCGACTCAGGCAGAAGCCGTTTCAGGTACTGCCGTCGGCGCAACAGGCGCTCGTCTTTATCTAAACCCATCAATAGCTGGAACTAAGTTTCCGGGAACCCAGGTATTTTCAGGAACATCACCCAACGCCACATTCACTGACCTCGACCTCAGCTCGGTGGTGGGTGCAGTGAGTCGCATTGTGCTACTTCGAGTAGTAAATGAATCGGCTTCCACACTTGCCGCGACTTTTAGAAAGAATGGGGAGACAGGAGACTTTGGTGCTTTGGGGTCTACTTCAGTGTTTGGCGCATCAAAGTGCGTTGTTACATCTACAACAGGTGCACAGTACGCAGTTGTCATTACTGACTCTGCCGGTGTAGTCGAATGGACCGGCAATAGCGGACTTGCAACAGTAAAGGTGTATGTAGAAGCATACTGGTAATATGTCAAAAATAGCTGAAATAAAAATAAGTAACTTCTCCGGGGGAATCTCAGACGACCCGCGAGAGGAGAACGGAACAAAGGCACAAATCACCAAGCACTTTGACATCTTCTCGCAACCTAATCGTCTTGTGCCGTATCGCTCGCTCGAAGCTGACACACACGACGGCTCGACCTCTACCGGAATGAAAGCGTACTCAGTACGTGATTTTCTCTATCACTCATCGTCAGCAAAGCTCTACGGACTCGGACAGACAGGTGGTGGGCTTACCAAGATTGTCTACAAGTCAGACGCGACACAGGGCACCTGGACGCTCCCCGCGAGCTCAGAGGGCAACGGTGCCGTTCAGTACGGCTGCTTAGTCGAATACAAAGACTATCTCTGGGGCTTCCAGGGCACGACACAGGTGTTCAAGTGGGGGCTTCTCTCAGGTACACCATCAATCACGAACACAGCCGGGACGGTAGGCACCATCACCTCAGTCGCACAGGGACTCATCGCAAAGGATGACAACCTCTATCTCCCCTACAACAACAAGCTCGCTCGCGTCACCTCAGGTGGTACGGTGAATGATGCGGTCCTCACGCTCCCGACGAACTTCAAAATCACCTCACTTGCGAACTACGGTAACTACCTTGCAATCGCATGTGCGCCTATTTCTATATACAACGGACAGTCAAAGGTGTTTCTCTGGAACCTCACCGCAACTGACGTACAAGAGGCTATTGATTGGGGAGAGGGAGAGCTACGCATCCTCGAAAACATTGAAGGGATGCTTGTGGGAGTGACAGACCGCTACCTCAACAACGCTACCGGGGCAGGAAAGGGCTCGCTCATCATCCAGGTGTACTCAGGTGGCAACCCACAAGTGGTGAAAGAGGTATACACCCAGGCGCTCACGGGCAAGTCTGTGCCACTTAGTAAGGCGGTGAAGAACAACCGTCTCTTCTTTGCAGCAAAGATTATGACGAACAGTGCCGGGACTGAGTACAACGAAGGTCTATGGTCATTCGGGCGCAAAAACGTCAACTACCCATTCGCGCTTTCACTTGATATTGAAGACTCAGCACTCAACAATAGTGGAAACGTGGACTCAGACGGCATTCAAGCGTTTGGAACGGCAGCAAACTACTTCTTTATTGCTCACTCAGGTGACGGTTCGATAGATAAGACCAACGATGCTGCTACCTACGCGTTCACAAGCGCCTATGAGAGTCAAATATTGAACTTTGGTGAGCCGGATGCAGATAAAACGCTCCTCTCACTCAAAGTATTCTTCCGAAAGCTTGCATCAGGTGAGTCTCTGACTGCGAAATACCGCAAAGATGGAGCTACCGCATGGACCACTATCGGCTCATACAGCACCGTGGACACACTTTCAAAGACTTTCCTTGCTATTGAGTCAACAACGCTCCCATTTGCGACCGGAAATGAGTTCGAGATACGCCTAGAGAGCACCGGCGGGCTCGAAATCACCGGATTTAAGGTCAAAGCACGTATAAACGACATTCCATAACATGCCTAACGATTCCCAGAACCTCATCAGTGAGCTCAGAGCAGAGATTGAATCGCTTCGCACTGAACTCTACAAAAACAACTTCCCCGGAAGCCAGGACTTCAACAAGTACGTTCGCTTCAATGGACGTTTGAAGGTTCCCTCATACGGTTCGACACCTGCGACTTGTGAAGTGGGAGAGTTATGCGAGGTATCGGGGAAATTACGAATCTGTAGCGCTGCGAATACGTGGACGATAGTGGGGACGCAGACCTAGAGTGTTATAATTATTACAAATACATGGCAAAAGTATCGTTATCAAAAGGGAAAACAAGTTCAACTAAGACAAGCGCTCCCAAGGAGTCGGTGAATCAAACCGTGGCACGCGCTAAGGCGATGCTCGCGCAGACGAAAGCAGAGGGCTCAAAAGCTTTCAAAGGCTCTTCATACGAGTCTGACTACAAAGCAGGTAAGTACAACACACCTGTCATTACGCCAGAGAAGATGGACAGCACCACTGTCCCAACTGTTCCACCTCCACCAAAGTCTGACCCGCTCACCGGAATGATGCAGCAGAACAATGCTGCACTCACGGACCCACAGAATGGGCTCACCCTACAGGACAACCAGTTTGTATACGACCCTAAGGCTTCGGAGTCAGTCAATGCGGTCAATGAAGCAAACGCGAACATGCAGTCAATGCTTGGTCCGATTCTTTCATACCTTAAACCCGAAGCAAACCAGGCAGAGAACGCATACAAAGCCGCGCTTAAAGAATCAGGACTGAACAAGTACCGCGCAGAGTACAACACGGTTTCTTCACAGATAAACGCCATCCAATCAAGTGCAGAGGCAGAAGCACTCGGACTCGAAGGACAGGGACGAGGCATCACTGAGTCAATCATCGGTGGACAGCAGGCACAGATTCGACGCGAGGCAGCTATCCAGGCGCTCCCACTCCAGGCACAGCTCGCAGCAGCACAGGGGAACGTAGAGCTTGCTCAGTCGAACCTCAACACGCTCATGCAAGTGAAGATGAAGGACATCGACGCTCAGACCGCATACAAAGGCCAGGTTGTTTCCTCATACATGAGCTACGCAACTACCGCGCAGCAGAACCTCCTCAACGCAAAGCTCGGTGACATTCAGACCAGAGCACAGGAGAAGAAGGACAAGCTCAACCTCATCAACCAGTGGTCACAGATGGCTGTAGAGACAGGACAGAGTGGCCTCATCAGTGCGTTCACATCCCTCGACCCTGCATCACCTACCTTCGAGCAAGACTTCGGACGGCTCCAGGCGAAGGTGCAAAGGCCAATGAGCGCTACCACAACTAAGCGAGACACCCAGGTGGTAGATGGGAAACTTATTGACATGCAGACCGGGGAAGTTATTAGCGACTTCTCAGGTGGTGCCCTCGGTGCCGATGACGCACAAAAGACACTCGACAATATATCGTTCTTAAACAAGACTATTGAAAACGCACAGGGGCTAGTAGACGCTACCGGGCCAAACATGCTCACGCAGGGGCTTGGCAACTTCTTTGTTGGAAACACTAGAGTAAAGCAGCTCAATAACCAGCTTGAAACATTGAAAGTGAACTTGCTGACTCTCAGTTCAGACCCAAACATCAAGAAGTTCTTTGGACCTCAAATGACCGAGAAGGATACAGAGCTACTTATGTCAGCAGGGTCTACCCTCAATGCGTACAGCAACTCAGAGGCAGACAACAAGGCAGAACTTACGCGGTACAGTGACCTTCTCAATCGTATGCAGACTGCGATAAATACCGGGGCTCAATCAACTCAATGGGGTGTAGTACTCACCGGAGCTGACGGCAACCTTTACGAGATAGTCGAAGAATAATGAACCCAATTCCAATCACACGTGAGGAGTACCGGCGCAAGTTTGGCGTTGAACCCGTAGCTCAATCAACTTCGACGCTCGACACCACTCCAGCGCCTATTCGCATTTCCCGTGCTGAATGGGAAGAGATGCAAAAGCAGTGGAACCCAGCAAAGCAAGAAGAAGGACTCGGTGCGCAACTTTCAAAACGAGCAAGTGACGCTGCTTCATCTGTAACAGACCCGCAGTACCCGGGCGCACAAGTTCTCGGTGTCACCGGCGCTGTAGGTGGAGCCGTTGCCGACATCGCTTCTCGCTTTCTTGCACCTGCATTTGATAAGACGGTAGACACTATCTCGGACATTCCACTTGTTCAGAAACTCGCGAACAACAAGAATATGTCGCGTGGCATTGACGCTGCGAGCCAGACTATTGAAACAGTACAGGATAAGTACAAGACATTTGGAGAGAATAACCCTGCCACAGACCAATTTTTACGTGACACAGCAAACACTCTCGCCATCACTCCTGCCGGTAAGCTGAAAGTACCGACGAAGATACGTGCTGGCCTTGACGAACGCATCGTGACTCGCGTCGCTGATGACATAGCTAAAGTTGAAGAGAAGTACGTCAAAGGACGAAACGCGAACAGCTACAGCGCAGATGGTGGAGTAGCTTCTCGACAGCGCATCGCAGAGTCCGATGTACTCGTAGGTTCAGTCGATGATAACGGTCTCATACGCACCAAAGGCGCAGGTGGAGCCATAGAGCGTTACCGAGAAATGACCATAGGTGGTACTGAGAATGTTGTTCGCAAGAACCTCAAGCTCAATGCAGAGGTAGTACC